TCTATTAAAACCGTACAACGGCATAGGGAAAATATCAAGGCTAAGCTTCAGCTAAGGTCACTAGCACAGGTGGCAGCATATTACCTGGAGCATATAAAAACAGAATAGCTTATGTCTGAGAAATGCGTTATTTGCAAAGAAGGTAGAACTTGCATTAATGGCCGGTTCTGTCTCAAGTTAAAGAGATACATCGAGTATATTAATGATAGACCAACATGTGGTTATGAGTAACAGAAAATGGAACAAAAACGAAATTGCATACCTGGTGGAAAATTACGGAAGAATGAGCCTTGAGGATATGGCCCGACAACTCAATCGTTCCGTAATGGCCGTTCGATTATATGCGCTTCGCCATAGGTTGGACGACAAACATCAGGTTGTTAAGGAGAATCGCCTGAAGAAGTTGCTTGAGTATCGCTTTCGTCACCTTGAGGATTTTCATCCTAGTAAGTTCTTCTTTAAGGAGACTGGTATTAATCAGGTAAGATACTGGGATATCTTCTTCGGACGTAAGGCTATAAAACCAGAAGAGTATAAAGCTGTAGCCGAATACTTCAATATTACGATATCAGAAGCATTCGACTCTCTTCAGCTCAATCTGTTCGACTAATAAAAATAAGAAATATGAAAATCAACTCAGACTTCATTAGCGATGTCAAGAGTAAACTTGATATTGTTGATGTAATAGGCGCCTATATTAATCTTCAGAAGGCGGGCATCAACTACAAGGGTATCTGTCCGTTCCATAATGATAGCCATCCTTCGATGATGGTTAATAAGGCTAGACAGACGTACCATTGTTTCGTGTGTGGTGAGCATGGAGACGTTCTGGACTTTCTGCAGAAATACAACCAGATAACTTTTAACGAGGCATTGCGAATAGCTTGCAAGCTCGCTGATGTTGAGTTTCCGGAACAGGAATCTACCCCGGAAGAAAACGCTGCGTATAAATTGCTTGAATCTCGCCGTATAGCCATTGCTGCTGCCGCAAAGTTCTACCAGGGTAATATCTCGCAAGCGGAGAGTTTTCTTAAAAAACGCGGTTACGAGTATACGGATAAGGTGCTTGCGGAATATGGAGTGGGCTATGCTCCGAATGGTAATGTAGCGATGAAGTATCTCGTGGAGAATGGGTACAGCCTGCAGACATTGGAAGATGTTGGAGTCGTAGGCAAGTCTCAAGACGGTAGAAACTATGACTTCTTCAGAGACCGCGTGATGTTCCCGTTTTACGACGTGTCTGGAAGAGTCGTTGCATTTTCCGGAAGAATTGTCACTCCGAATGATAAAATTGGCAAGTACGTCAATACCGGAGAGACGCCCATTTTCAGAAAAGGTCGACATATTTTTGGATTGTTTCAAGCGAAAAGGGCGATAGCGAAAGAGGGTTTCGCTTATCTCGTAGAGGGGCAGTTCGATGTTGTCACTCTACATAAATATGGGGTCGAAAACGTTATCGGTGGATCTGGAACAGCATTTACCGATGACCAGGTAAAACTCATCATGCGCTTTACTCAGTCTGTTGTGATGATCTACGATGCGGACAGCGCAGGGATTAAGGCTGCTGTCAAGAATAGTGAACTGTTATTGACGGCAGGAGCGAGCGTCAGGTGCGTTCGCTTGCCGAAGGGATATGATCCAGACAGCTACGGCCGGCTCTGCAAGGATGGCGTAAAACAGAAATTAATCGATGCAACCGAAACATTTCCGAAGGCGATGAAAAGAATGCTGGTTCCTCGCGGATGCAAGGACGAGGCTACAATCGCTTCAGCCATGAATACTATCGCTAATCTAGTAGCATGCGTGCAGGATGCCGGACTGCGTCTTGAATATATGAAGAGCATGACTAAGGATTTCGATACGAAGATGACTATTCTGGAAGATAAAGTTCGGGATATCCGACGTAATGCCGAGGGTCTCAAGAAAGAGGATATGCAACAGGGTATTTTTGGACTTGATGAGCTGAAGGATAATCTGAGAAATAACGAGCCTGCTATCGTGACATCTTCTATCGATACGTTCATGGAGTCTTACGGAGATAATCCGATTGTGTACGTAGCAGGCGTTCCGTCGGCTACCGATATCCAGAACCTCCGCCGAATCTGCTGCTATCTGGCCACAACTGAAGAAGGCTGCAGCATAGATACGACAACGGGCGATGATAGCAGCTATCTCTCCGCCCTGGTCGAGATGTTCAAGGCAGGAATCTCGCAGATAAGAGTCATGCACGAGGATAAAGTAGAATCCTTCATAGACTTCTATATACGTATACATGGAGATTTACTGTCTGGTTTCCTGGGCGACAAGATCCCGATCATTACCAGATGTATCGAACTGACCAGCTATGCTGAGGAAACCGTGATAACTGTCAACAAGAATCATTACTGCAGTAAATTAGGGCTATCCAAGGGCCAGTTCGATGAGATCCGTAAGCCGTTCGTCAACAAACGGAAGAGCGTCATGAAAGCGAATGCCCTGAAAGACGATCTGTATGATGACGACTTCGACGGAGATGAGGTTCCTAGCTATGCGAGGGAAGGCGAGTATGCCCAGATGTTTCGCGAGTGCAAGTATTATCCTCGACTGAACAAGCAAGGTATACCGGTATGCTACATGTTCCAGAACAAGAACGGGCGAGGCTTCTCGCAGGTGGCCGACTTCTACATGGTTCCTCTCCTCCATATCTTCAATGAAGACTTTGAGCAGAATAAGCGAGTGCTGAAGGTTAATCGTAGATATTTCGACAAGCCATTATATATCGAGGTTCTTTCTAGTTCCCTGAAGAAGATGAGTACCATCGAGGATGTTCTTATCAACTACGAAGGCGTGAACTTTACGGATGGTGAAGAGTGGCAATGGAGGCGCATCAAGGAGTATATGAGCCGCCATTTCGTTCAATGCAGAGAAATCCAGACGTACGGCAACCAGCAGTCTGAAGGAATGAGCAGAAAGACCGATGAGCAGTTTTTCGCCTTCGCCAACGGCATAGCTCATGAAGATGAGAACGGAAAATATGTGTTCGAGAAGGTTAACGAACTAGGCGTAGTGACTCATAATCACATGAATTACTACCTCCCTGCCTTCTCTACCATATACGCCGGATCCGGAAGACAATCTGACAAGTACGAATTGATATCCCAGCTCGTGTACGAAGACATACCCGTTAACAAGCAAGTCACGTTCGAGCAATGGTCTTCGCTGATGGACAAGGTATATAAGATCAATGACAACGGAAAATGGGCAATCGTTTTCGCGCTGATGTGCGCCTTCAGAAGTAATATCCACTGCCTAGACAGACTCTTTACGGCTCCGTTCTTCATGGGCCCGATGTCTTCAGGTAAGACTCAGATTGCAATATCAATCCGTTCTCTGTTTATAAGCCCGACTATTCCGATATTCAACCTCAATACAGGTACTGATGCGGCTATGAGCACCATCATGGGCACATTCCGTGATGTTCCTGTCGTACTCGATGAGTATAACAATAAGGATATTTCAGATACAAAGTTTCAGGCCCTGAAGGGTATCGTGTACGATGGAGACGGAAAACAGAAACGCCGTGGAACCTCGGGAAGGGATATCGAGAACGATAAGGTATTTGCGCCCGTGGTTATCTGTGGCCAGGAGACCCCTCAGCGAGATGACAATGCCCTGATGAGTCGTGTCATCATCTGCGAGGTTCCTAAGCCTAAGAATAGAACCGCAGAGGAGACCAAACTGTTTGAGGAACTCAAGAATATAGAGAAGAATATAGGGTTATCAAACGTATTACTGGAAGTATTATCACTCAGGCCTGCAGTCATGGATCATTTTCGTGCTCTCAAGCAGGAGGCATACAGCGAGCTCAAGAGTGATGTAATCAATTCTGGAGAAATGGACCGACTCATGAAGACAGCTTCTCTCTTCCTCGGCATGGTGAAGCTCGTAGAGCAATATTCCAAGCTTAAACTGCCGTTTACCTACGGCGAGTTTTTTGCACTAGTGCAGGAGAAGATTAAGTTCCAGTTATCTCTGATCCGAAGCACGGACAAACTTGCTATGTTCTTCAACGCTGTGAACAACATGATAGATACCAAACAGGTACTCATTGGCCGAGAGATGCTCATCGAACAGCCTAAGAGCGTTACCGGTAAGGATTCGCATGGCGACAAGAAGACGTTTGGTTTCGATCCTGGCACCCATATCCTCTTTCTGCGCCTGAGCAGCGTATATTCCATCTACGACAGAAGCGGATATAATAGCGAGAACACAACGTTATCTACGCTCGAACAAAACTTGCGCTCTCATCCATCATATATTGGAACCGTTCCTTCAAGGAGGTTTACCTGGGAGGAGACAGTCGAGGTCGCCAAACAGGACGACCAGGAAACGATGGTGAGAGTGCGCATGGAGCGTTCTACATCTACGAGTGCTATTATCATCGATTACGACAAGTTTATGGAGATGTACAATATCGACTTCAGACGAGATGGCACATCATCTGACAAGGCGGCACAGAGTGCAGCAGAACCCCAAAAACGAACTGATACAGATGTCAAGCAATCCAGACCAGGTTCCCTTCCGTTTGACGAGACAGATGCAGGCAAGAATGGTGATTTACCGTTCTGATAAGAGTCGAGATGATGCCTTATATTAGGTATACAATACCCCAATTTAACGATACAAAGATACGAAAAATATTCGAGAAAACCAAAGATTTTCCGCATAAAATTGAGTTGAATTTTGCATATTTTTACCCACGTAAACCCGGGAGGGTGAGCGTGGGTATTTCTTTACATATTCGTGTGTCTCAGATGCGAAAAATCCCCCGTACCCCCTAAAATTACAAAAATAACCGGGAAAACGAAGTTTTGAAAATCATTTTCAGAAAAATGCCTTCCTACAATCCTACAATCCTACAAATGCATTTCTTTTCAAACTATTAATATTATCTATTTATCTTATTATCAGTATGTTATGTGTGTTTTTGTGTTTTTGTTGTTTTGTAGGAAATGCTGTAGGATTGTAGGACGTTGTAGGAAATAAGAAATTTTTACATTTTGGCACTTTTGGAGATTTCATCCTACAGAATACCCCATTTTGTAGGATTGTAGGACGTGTAGGAAACGAAAAAATGAGTGTGTAGGACAAAAATATGTTTGATAATGTTTGCGTAACTCGCTGAAATTTAGTATCTTTGCATTCGTAAGCCTATAATTTGTAGGATTGTAGGACGGTAGGAAGCAAAAATAAGCATAAACGATATGGAAAGAAAAAAACGTCTCTCGAAACGAACAGCGTCTGTTAGAATTGAGCCCTATTTGGCAGAGTATATTCAAAAAAAGCTAGAAATTGAGCCAGAAACGGGCGGAGTAAAAATACCATACACCACAGATCTCTATCATGTGGTGTGGAATTGTATGGCCAAGCCAGACTCTCATCATGACGTCATGCAAGACTGTAATCTCAAGATATATCTGCCTTCACGGCGCTCAAAGATGGATGGACATCCTGGTAAGGATCCGGCTTACTTCAATTATCTTTCCAGTAATGCGGCGAAAAAAATAGAAGAGCATATTCGACTTCTCTTCAATTTTGAGTTTCACCGGCTCATGATTGAGAATGAAGAGCTGGGCAGGCCGTTACGGAACCAGGATGTGGTAGACAATTTCATCAGGAGATACTCTCTGAGGTCTATATCGCCCGATGCGCTCCTGAAGAACTTTTATCGCTATCGCCAGCGGCTTTTTCCGAAAACACCCAGAAAATACCAAAAAAAACGGGGTATTTAATTATTTTTAATACATACTGAGTGCAAATTTCTGTCACTCAAAAATTAGCAATAATCACTCTAAAATTTAACGTTATGAAAGAGTTTTCCTGTCTTTTAATGATTTCCTCTCTCGGAGGCAGAGAAAGAAAGATAGTTCTCAGCGCCGATCCGTTCACGTTCGAACCTTCGATGGCAGAAGAAAATGGAGGTGTATACTGGGATTGTAGCAAGACATTTATTGTTGATATAGATATAGCGGCGGACGAGAGCATTTTTAACGAACTAAAGGCTCCTCGTAGTGCTATCGTCACGCTCGCAAGTGTTGGACTTCCTGACGCACGTACATATGACATAGGTACAGAAACAATACCGGCGAAGGTTCAGCTCGTCAGACATCTGAATAAGGCGAAGCTTATTGTAAAGTGTAAAATGCTTGCGAACCCATTGCTTTAAGGTCTTTTATATACCTATTATATATATGTACCTTTGTGGAAAACTTAATTAAGATGGACGAAATACAGACCCTTCTGCTATCCACTCTACCTCTATGGATTACTGAGGATGCCTATCGTCAGCTGATGGTAGCTGCATTCCCATTGAATGGTACGGTGGTAAGCTTCGAACAGAAAAAAGCCGAACAGGCGATGAGTATTCCTGAGATTCGGGAATATCTCAAGACTCATACATATTATCAGTACGAGACACATGAAGCGCTGTTAGCGATATCTGCCAAGGTATCGCAGAGAGATGAAACGAAAAGTGCACAACTCACGGATGAATACGATTCGCCATCTCTGGATGATGGTACAATCGCATATCATCGTGTATTCGGAGTTGTGACAGCTAACAGCTACTGGTATTTCTCTTCTAGACAGCTGGAACAGGATATTATTGCTGCTGAGAATAACCCTCAGATATCCGCTCATCTCCTTCATATCAATTCTCCTGGAGGAGAGGCATGGTACATGGACCGTTTGAGCGAGACTCTCCGTAATGCGAAGAAACCGATTCTTGCCATCTACGAAGAGTACTGCGCATCCGCAGCCTATTATATCGGCTGTCATGGTCAGAAACTTTACGCAACAACGAATCATGACTTCGTAGGATGCATCGGTACTATGTGTTCCTTCTGGAATTTTGAGCCATACTTCGAAAAGTTAGGACTGAAGAAAATTGTAGCGAAGGCTACCAATTCCAGCCGGAAGAATAAGATATTTGAGGATCTGAAGGACGGTAAGTCTGAAGACTATGTTAAGAATGTTCTTGATCCGATGAATGAACAGTTCCTGGCAGAAGTGAGATCACAGCGTTCCAAACTGGCAGAACTGGATGATGACGCTCCGGTACTTCAGGGCGAGAGCCTGTATACCGCTCCAGCCGAAGAAGTCGGTCTCATCGATGGTAAGCGCACCTTACTGGAGGCGATTGCGGAGGTGGCGCAACTGGGAGAGACCTATATGGGGACGCAGAGCCTTTACGGATTTAGCTAATATATTATTTTTGTTGTTTTAATATTTAAATGATTGATTTATGAATTTCAAAGCAAAGCTTAACAAAGTTCTCGAGAAACTTGGTTTCGTCAAGAAATTCGAGAACAAGAGTCTTACTGCGGAAGAGTACAAGACTCTTTGCGAGGAATACCAGAAAGAGTACCAGAGTACACTCATGGATGACCTCGCTGCAGAGAATAGTGCAGCCGAGCAGGCGGAACATCAGAAGCAGATCAATGAGCTCTATGCCATCGTATCTAAAGCCAACAAGTCAAAGGATGATGATCCCGACAACGATGGAGGTGGAGAAGGCGATGATGATGGCGACGGAAAGAAAAACGAGAACAGCCAGCAGAACGTCAGCTTCGAGAGACTCTCAGCAGCAGTCAATACACTTGCTGAGAACATGGTAAAGATGGCTAATAGTACAGCAGACGACAAGCCTGCTGCTCATGTTACTGCTCCTTCTATTCCTATCAACGGTTTCGGAACTAACGCTAACTACCTCTTCGGTATCGAGCATTCTATGTTCGACATGAAAAAGCGCTGGAATCGCATTGTCGCTAATCCTGAGATAGCTTTATCATCTAAGCCAGATGGGGAGACAGACGGTAAGGCATTCCGTTCCGAAGCGATGGCGTTCGCGAGATCACTCCAGGAACGTTACAAGTATCACCAGGTACGCAATGAGCTCGGTAACGTCAAAGCTCTCGCTTCCGGCCAGTTTGCTACCAATTACTCAGGCGTGGATAATGCCGGACTGGGTGATCAGTTCGTTATCCTTCGCCAGGATGCGCTTATTGCCAGAATCCTTGAGCTTCGTAATCTCACAGAGTTCTTCCCTGTTCGTTATGGTGTCCAGGATCGCGACATTCTCTTCAACGCATTCTTCGATGAGGTATCTCAGGGCTACCAGGAAGGTGAGATCTACAAGGGTGGCATGCAGCTTGAGAACGAGATGGGATATGTTGATGATGCGATGATTAAGGTTAAGTTCGGCCCAATGAAGGAACTTGAGCGCAAGTATATCGCTTATCTCAACAAGGAAGGCTCTGATCCTATCAAGTGGTCTATGGTTGAATTCTGCCTTCTCAACCTTCTGAAGAAGGCTCAGGACGAGCAGAACCAGCGTCGTATGCGTGGTATTTATGTAAAGCCAGAGACAGGTCAGGCATCAAGCTACCTCAATGCAGGTACAGGTATCTGGTACACATTGCTCCGTTACATCCATGACTACAGCATCAAGCCATTTGCCAATAAGAGCTACAATACTTATACTTCAGCTAATATGCTGGATGCGGTCAAGGAGTTCATTACCGACGTAAAGACTCACCTCTCTGAGGGCATGACCATCGATAATCATGTTCTCTATCTCAACGAGAACCATATTGACTGGTGGCTTGCTAACTGCCGCGAGACTTATGGCAAGGATCAGGACTTTACTGGTCCTAACGGCTACAAGAACCGTGTCCCAGACTCTACTATCCAGATTAAGTGGCTCCCATACGAGGGTAAGTCTTGCTGGATGTTTATGGACGTTCCTGGCAATATTCAGTTCGTAGAGAACCTCCCTGGTGAGATGTTCGCCGTGAAGATGGAGGAACAGATGGAGATGGTTCGCGCCTGGAGTACCTGGAAGGAAGGTTGTGGCGCAGCCTTTACTGGCCGCAAGTTTGACAGCAAGGCTGCCATGGATGCCAACGATTACGAATTCCAGCAGATCTTTACCAACCTCCCTGCAACTGTCATCGGCGCAGAAATTAACGGTGCAAACGGCTTCTGGCAGATTACAGATGCTACTACTACAGCAACCGCTATCGAGGATATCACGAATGCGAAGGCTGGCGTAGCTTACTGCATCGAGATTGGTGAGGATGATACCAAACATCAGCTTACCATCGCCAAGAGCGACAAGTTTGCGAATATTACCGCAACATGGACTCCTAGTCAGGCTGGCGACTACATCATGGTTATTCTCGGTAAGGACGAGAAGTTCCGTGAGCTCGAACGTCGTGTAGGTGGCAAGCGAACCATTAACAAGGCTGTTCAGCCTAATGTTCCTGGTGGCCGTTAGTCCTTATTATATATTTATATATATATTGTTAACTCGTAGGTGAGGTACAGCGTACCTCGCCTACATTTTCAGAAAAAATTATGAAGAAAAACAATATTCCAGTACGTTCTCGTACTTATAACCCTAACAAGGGTTATCATTATGCCCAGCATAAGGGCCGCCTTCTCTTCATGACGCTCATTATGCTGCTCGGCATCGTTTCACTTCTGCAGATGTTAGCTGATCCTACATCTACCTTCGGTATAGGTGGCACAGGAGTCTCTATGGCTTCGTTCGTTGCGCTGACATCTATTGATGATGTGACAGACAGAGATACGCATGGTTCTGCAATCGCTTACCAGGTAGTATTGGTTCCTACGACTTTAATTGACCTGTCGAAGGCCTTCCCTCAGCCGGATAAGGACCGCATGGTCAAGGCAATGCCGTTTAAGACGGCTGCCGCCGACACCCTGAAGGCATACCTCTTCGATGCGCACGATATTCCTACATTTACGGCTACGACAGAGAAGGGAGATGTTACGACATCTGGTGAGAATAACCTGGTAATCATCATGGGTGGTACTCGCGTGGATCTCTATAACTTCATTGAGCAGTATGCTGGTGGTAAGTTTATTATTCTTTATAAGCATGTAAAGGAAACCCAATGGTATATCGTCGGCGAACCTGAGCGCCCTATGATTCTCAATAATACAGAGACTAAGGATGATAAGGAAGGCCGATACACCACCTTCACCTTCAAGCGCACATCCGTTGACCTCCCTTGTCTGTATGCTGAGGATCCTCTTGGTGTGACAGCTGCCGAGGCTGCCGCTCATTCAGATACGGCTCCTGGCACAAAACAGAATACGGCTTCAGGTTCTTCAACCGGTAAGGCAGTTTCTTAATGTTTTCATTTTATTTAATTATTGGTTAGTTTTAAAGGTGTGTCGCCACAAAAAGGTGGCGCACCTTTTATAATATATATAAGGTATGATTAGTAGAAGAGAAAAATTGCAATTATTCAATAAGCTTAGAGGAGTCGGACACGCTGAAGCCGACCTTGCTCTCCTGGATGATGTAAACCCTCGCCATCCTAAACTTACTCGTTTCGCCCGTGACCCGAAACGTTATGCAGACGAAATACTCTACGCCCTTTTGGATGAGTGCGACGAGGGAGATATCGTAGATCATCGAATCTATTTCGAGAAGTTAAATGAAAACATTGACGATATCCCAGCCGATGATGAGCAGGGACCGGAAGGCGGTTCAAGTAATACTTCAACTGGAGATGAGCAGGGACCGGAAGGCGGTTCAAGTAATACTTCAACTGGAGAAGAGCAGGGACCAGCAGATGGTTCAAGTAATACTTCAACTGAAGAAGAGACTTCTGAAGGCGAAAAACAACAGAAATCAGAACAGCCTGATACTGCCGACCCTGGCGAGGACTCAAAAAAAAAGTAGTTCAAAAGGAAGAGGAATATCCTAACATAGATTGGGATAACCTCTATAATGAGGACGTGCAGATGGCAACCGTTATCTATAACGACCGCATCAATACCTGGCGCAAAATGAAGAAACTCGACGAGCTACTGGATAAGAAACCAAAGGCGAACGATGTGGCTGCCATGGCAGAACTCCGCATCCGCAACCTTCAGGCATTCGATGAACTGAAGGCTTACAACGATACCGGAAAGTTTCTATACAAGCATCCATTACTGAAGGGCAAGTCGGAATTCGATGAACTCGTGAAGCTCTTCAAGAAGGCCCCTGCTGAGTTTCTTCATAAACACAAGAACGTGCTCGATAATATCAAGCGCTATAAGAGCTACATTAAAAGAGATGATCGCAAGGACAAACGTGCCAGCGACCGTGAGAACCTCCAGCGTCATCAGGAGCGTGAACGTATGTTCAAGATGGTAATGGAACAATATAGTGACAAATCAGATAAATCAGATAGATAAGATGGATAAGACGGAATTACGGAAGATTGCAGAAACCTGCGTCTCGATGGTGAAGAACGGAGGTGTACTAGAGCAGGCTCAACTCAAGGCAGACGAGAAGATAGCCGAGTTGGCAGCAAACGGCGACCTCGATGCCATCAAACTACTGAATGAGCGGATGCAGGATCGCGAAGAACTGAAACTTAGAAAGGAGTTGTTCGGCGTATGAAAAGCGAGATAGAAAAACTGGAGAGCGTTCATCCAGACCTCATAACCACCTTTCTGACTACAGGTGATGGCAAAGGCATTCCAGAGGATGTTCAGACATTTCTGAAGCAGCTGCAATGGGCAGTCGAAATCTACGAGTACGAACGTAACATTACCCGTGGCGCCCGCAAACTCAAACAGCGTATTGCTTCGCAGCAGAAGATATCCCTCGATGTGCGCACCTGTATGACTCGTATCAATCAGGCAATATCTTACTTTAATGTAGATTGCAATGTGGCCATAAAGGTCTGGGAAAATGATTTTGCCAACAAGTACGAGGACCTTGCCAAGCTCTGTTCTGCCAAGCGCGACTATAAAATGCAGAAAGCCTGCATGGATCAAGCCCTGGAATGCCGCAGGCGTGCGTCCGAACAGGCAGAAGCAGACAGGGATCTCGGAGTTGTGTTCCTCATTACTCCAGAGGTTACCCCGGAAGAACTAGGTTTTCAGAAAAAGAACCTCAAGGAAATTGCCGGCAAGTACAACCGCGGTTTTTATATATCTCTCATCGATGGTTTACCTATCGAGAGTTCAGAAAAGAAACGATTGCTTCGTGATGCTGATATTCAGGAAGCGGAAATAGTGGAGGATTTGAGCGATGAGCCAACTGACTTTGAATGATAATACCCTCGGTGAATTCGAGCATTACTACATGAACAACATGCAGCTGCTTGCCAACATCATCGACCCCAACATGCTTTTTGCCGAGGTTGCCCGTGCCGGAGGTAAGACCGAAGGTGTGACAGGTCCTCGCCTGATACGTGTTGCCAACGATATGCCGGGAGAATTATCTTTCCTGGTGCACAAGACGTATGTGGCTCTGATGACCAACGTCTGGCCAAACATACAGGCATACTTCTCGCGTCAGGTAGTAGTGAACGGGCAACAGAGATCCATGCTGGAATATGGTATTGATTACGTAGTAGGAGAGAGCACGCTGCCTTCCCACTTCCGGAAACCCCGATACCCGATAGCCTATGCCAAGCATAGCGTAATATTCCGAAATGGCGCCCACCTTCAGCTCGTATCAAGCGACCAGCCGGAATCCGTGGCAGGTAGAAATGCCGTGCACGCTTTCGTTGAAGAAATGAAGCATAATAGTGGAGAAAAACTCAAAACCCGCCTGTTCCCGTCTTTACGTGGAGGTCCAGCCAATGTGCGCTGTTCTGCTTATTATGAGGGTGTTACGGGCGTGAGTGATACGGCTCGCGTCGACCTCGGCGAAGATGACTGGTTTGAGGATTATGAAAAGAAGGTGAACCCGAAACTTATCGAGGAGATTGCAACCGTTGCCCTGGAAGTTAACAGAAGTCTCTACCGCTTGTTCGTGCTCAAGCAGCAGGAACGAGACTCGAAAGACCCTGTTCTCCTGGAGAAGATGCGCCTTGAGTCTGTTAAGCTCAATGCCTTCGTGTCGAGATGGAAACCTCGTCTGGCAGATATGAGGCGTAATGCCATCTACTATATCCGCGCATCCTCTTTCTGTAATAAGGATATCCTGGGACCGAAGTTTTTCAAGACTCAGTTGGACACTCTTGATACGGACGAGTTCCTCACGGCTATCTGCGCCATCCGCCACAAGGAGGTAACCAATAAGTTCTTTATCAACTACGACCACGCAAAGCATCAGTTCAAGGATAGCTATAAGTATGAGTCCATTCTTCGCCTGAATCTGAAGGATAGGTTTATCCTTACGGCAGAGTATCTTCTGCACTACGACCCTCAGGAACCGCTCTACATGGGATATGACCCTGGTAACTTCCAGTCGCTCATCGTTGCCCAGAAGAAAGATTACGGTAGGCGTCTCGACATTATCAAGGAGTTCTTTGCCTTCTTGCCTAAGGATTACAACGACCTCGTGGCAGAGGTGCACCAGTTCTTCGGATCAGCAGCCGTCAACAAGACGATTTATCTCTATCCAGACCGTGCCGGCAATAAGCGCAGGGAGGAACGGGAACAGATAACTACCGACTCACTCAATCTGAAGGCTGCCCTGGAGTCGTATGGCTTCATGGTGATACTCTATAACGAAGATGCGCCAACGATATACCATTGGCAGCAGTTCAAGCTCTGTCAGATGCTCTTTGGTGAACGCAGTCCGCTCCTGCCTATCATCCGTATCGACGAGAATGAGTGCAAGAACCTCTGCTCTGCCATCATGATATCCCCTCTGAAGAAAACGGACGGGAAGATAGAACTTGATAAGAGTTCGGAGAAGAAACAGCAACTGAAGAATCAGGCAGGACTCACCACGCAGCTGCCTTCTGCGATGATTTACCTACTTTACGGCCTTTATTCTGATGCCGTGAAGGCGGAATTAAGTACATATCCTACCGATTTACCGGACAATTTCGAGATATAAACGCAGAATAATGCTGCATTTCTGCAGTAATAATTTTCACGAGTATATCAATAATTTGCGGAAAATGAAAGGGTATAAATGCTAAAATGCTGATAATCAGCCCAAGCAGACCGGCTGGGAGAAAAACTCCCAAAAACACCTCACCCAAACGAGCACGCACCGCTGGGAAGGGAAAGAGAGGTGCAGGCCTTACGTTTCTCGGAAATATGACGGGGAACAGGTGCAGCCGGTCTTTTGCAGGGCGATATTTTTTCACTATCTTCGCATCATTATGAGCAAGACAAGCAAGAATATCATCATGGATGGCGTTACGGCACTCCAGTGGGCCAGAGAGATCAGTAAGCTGCCCGATGGGGAGTTCACCCTGGTTTTCTTTCCTTACTCAAGGTCGAGAGGCGAGGCGAGCGCAAAGCTGCAGTTGCGCCGGCATTGTAAGTATCGAACCCAGTTGCCGAAGGAGTGTTTCGCCATCGATGGAGAGAACTACCTTCTCTATACAGACGAAGATGGAGAGCCAAAGATGTGCTATAGAATCCTCATCAGGTACATGGGCTTTCCTCAAGACGGATTTAAACTTCACAAAATAAATTGGTTATGAAAGAATACGAAATAGACATGTATGGCAACGCCGGCATCTACCTTGCCGATGGCAATACCTTCACCTTCCAGCTAGGTGAAGGCGACTCCATCTTTGGTGCAGACCAGCTCTTCCAGTCACCACTCCTGGAGTCTCCATTCGGAGGTACGCTCTGGATGCAGCAGCACCACTATCTGGGCATACAGGGATATCAGGTGTTGATGCGTGGCTACAACAACCAGCAATGCGACGAAGTGACAAAGGAGATCAAGGAGAACCGACTGCTCCCTCGTCTCTATTCCAAGGAGATCAAGATGCTCTATGGCCACGGACTCGCCGTATACAAACAGACTATTGAAGACGGCAAGCTGGTACGCAAGTACGAGGAACAGCCTGAAGTAATGGAATGGCTCGACTCCTGGAGTTCCCGCGGCATCCCTTCAGTTGAGGAGTTCTGCAAGACGTGCATCAAAAACTTCTATTACTTTGGCGACTTCTTCGTGAAGTGGCGCTTCACCCGAGGCAAGGTGATAGGTATGGGCAAGCCGGTGGCTGCGCTTGAGGCGATGGAGAACCGTTACTGCAGATTGGCAACTACCCGCCAGGATGTTGCTTCAGAATTGATTTCGTACGGAGACTTCAAACAGGTTGTAGTAGGGCGATTCGCCTATGGCTTATCGAGTTACTCGGTTTATCCAAAGTTCAGCTTTAACGAAGTTGACAACTATAAATACGCTGCAATCTCTCATCACAGAGAAAAGTCAGTAGACGAATTCTACGGCGCCAACGAGACGCATCAGGGAGCTCGCCCGTACATCCAAGGTAGCAACAAGACAGCCCGATACATTAACAGTTTTCTGAAAAACTCGCTGGCGGCAAAGGTGCATGTCATTATTCCTAATGCCTGGATCCAGAGCAAGCGCACCCAGATGACCAAGCTCTGCGAGGAGAATAAGCGACGCAAGGCGAAGGGCATGGAACTGCTGAAGTATAACGGTATCGATATCGGTACAGACTTCAAGGAGTCGTGCATGGTTCGGTATGTTCGTGACGAGGTACGCAAGTTCAGCTCCTATCTGTCAGGTGCAGACAACCAGGGCAAAGGTTTCTCTTCCATCTCCTTCATGGATGCCCAGGGGCACGAACAGTCGTGGAAGGTGGAGACCATTGACCTCAAGTATAAGGAATATATCGAGGCGCTCATCTCCTACGACAAGCGTACCGAGCAAGCCCTCCTGTCTTCGGTAGGTCTCGATGCAGCCATATCTGCAGTAGACAAGGATGGCGTCATCTCGAAGAGTGGAAGTGATACCTATTATAATTATCTCATCTACATCATGTCGCTCACCTCAGAGGACGAAGTCTGCGCAGAACCGCTCAACTGGGCGTTGCGCATGAACTTCCCGGAACTCTACAAGCAGGGCTGCAGGCTAGGGTTCTACCGCGAGGTTCCACAACGGCAGGAAGATATAACACCATCCCAACGACTTAACCAGCAACAGGCATGAATAAGAAATTTCAACTCAATCAACTCTTCGCCAGTTATGCGCAGTTCTGCAACTGCGCACCTGGTGCAGATACAAGCGCCGACTTCGACAGCCTTCAGGGCTCTGCCGTAGCTGCGCGTAAGCGTATTGTTGCCATCATCGGCAACAATACGTTCTCTGATATTGTGAGCATCGAAGAAGAAGAGAGTGGCATCAAGGATTTTCTCCGCGCTGCCATGGCGAACCTTACGCTAGCTACTCAGATTATCTTCGATGCCGTGAACCGCAGGAAGAACGATATTAATCTCTACAAGTACGAGATGGAAGGCATGAAGCGCTCCTATATGGAGAACTACTTTAATGCGATGGATTCGTTGATTTCCGAACTTACTGAAGAGGTTAGTGCCGATGATCCTTCCGATATCCGTCTTGCCATGGAAGACTGGCGCAAGACCAATTACTACAAGATGCTCAGTAAGCTGAAGGTAGATACTGCCGATGAATTCGATGAAATTTATCCTATCGACCTCTCGTATCTCTTCTTTTTCCGTTGCGTTCCTCTCCAGAAGGAAGTGCTTGACGAAAGCATAGGCGCCTACTTCGACCGGCTCGAACAGGGAGGAGAAGACCAGACGTTTGCTGAGTTTGCCCAGAAGGCGCTGCCTATGCTCAAGCGTGCCCTGGTAAAGAAGACCGTGGCAAAGGCTCTCAGACGTTTCGATATCCTGGAGTTCCCTGCCACTATCCGCAACCTCTTCGATGATAATACCGCCACCCGCTCAGGCAGCGACGAGGCAAGCCGTGCGCTACAGCTCGCCACACAGCTAGACGGGGAGGTGGAAGATCTGCTGCATAATGTAGATATGCTCCTCGATGCTCAGGAAGGAAACGATTTTCTTTCCTTCTCAGCCGAGAACCGTCCGGACGATAATATGTATTTAATGCCATAAGCTTATGAAAAAGACGATAACCGTAAGAGCAAACGGAATAGAACATGAAATTCCGAACTCATGGGAACTACTCACTTCTGACCAATATCTGAAGCTGGTGGAGCTGCTTTCTCTTATGGAGAGTGGGCAGTTTTCCCCAGGCGCCGTGAAATGTCTGTTCCTCTGCTACATGAAGGGATGGAACCTGAACAAGATTAAGCGCGATGAGCGAACTCTGGAGAACTTCATGTCTATAGCCAGTCAGCTCTCGTTCATCTTCCAGGAGAAAGATGATAAGTTCGTGCTCGATCTCTGTTTCTGCAGGCAGCAGTTGCCGATTATCTTTATCGACAAGAAAGCCTATTATGGCTACGAGGTCAATACAGACTTCAAGTCGCTCACCTGTTCGCTCACGGCCCTTCAGTATATCGAGGCGCGCCAGCTGCTCGATATGGGCGAGGAAAGTCTTCCTCTGCTGGCTGCAATACTCTACTTCAACAAGGAAGTATATTCCTCGGAAGAGGCACAGAAACTCGCCCTGAAGTTCAAGAAACTGCCTGTCAACACACTCCGGGCGATAGCTTTGAACTTTACTGCAGTAAATAATTTCCTCTTCTCAAAGACAGAATTTTCCCTGCTTACCAAGTTCATACCGAAGGAGGGCAGCAGTATTACTACCGATGCAACCGATGCGCTCTACGATCTCTCCAAAGATGGACTGGGTAATGCCCGCCAGGTAGAACAGCTGAACGTGCTTACCTATCTCCGTATTCTCAGGAAGAAGACCATCGAGGGAGTAAAGAGCCTGAAGGCTACCGGTATGGAGTTGGCCAAGATAGCAGACGAGGTAGGGTTACCTCTGGAGATAGTTAAAAAGATTATATAACTAAGGCAGGGAAACAACCTCTCTGCGACAAAAATATAAAAGCCTATGTTATTGGATTTATTCGAATATTTCGCCAAGTTTCCTGCTTCTGCAGGAGTTACGAAGGGTATTGCCAACAAGGGCGAGAGTAGCATGGAAGAATATGCTACCGTGCTCAAGGTAATCAAGGAGATGCCCGAGAAAGAACTGGTTCCGGAGATAGAAAACTATGTTTACGGCCAGTCGTTCGACGAACTGAAGCAACGCATCGATAAGCTTACCGGTTCCTTCCTGTTCGTAGATTACGGAGAAGTGGATATGCAGAGCGATGGGCGCCGGAGTTTCCAATGTACCCAGCGTATAGCCGTAACTGTAGCGATGAAGTTATCTGCTCATGCTGATATGCTCGAACGAGTCATAGCCAACGACCGCACCCTTCAGATGCTTTCGAAGGTCCATGCCCGTATCTTGGCAGATGTGGAGACAGAAGGACTCTACTGGATGGACCGGGAGAGTATTACTACCTGCGAGATCATTCCGTTCGTATCTGCAGAACTCCAGAGCTACGGCTGGACCCTCATGCTATCTGCCACAGGTGCAGACATCCTGGATGTTCACCGGCTGTCGCGCCAGATGATGCGCTAGCGTCCTTTGCGGATCCGGAATATTTGTGTAATTTTGCAATGTCTAAAAACATAAGGCGCCGAAATGTTATGAAACAATATAAACGTAATATACCGATGATAGCAATCACCTCGCTCCCTCTGACGGCTGTGTCGGAAGGGTTCCAGTATGTGTATCAGGACTGGGAATTCGCCAAGTGGATAGCGATAGCCATCTTTATTGATACCATCCTGGGTGTATGGAAACACCTTATCCACAAGGATGCGTCTAGCGAATCCTTCTTCTCCAGGTTCACGAAGAAGATTGTAATCTACATCTTCCTGATGATCCTGAGTAATTTTGCAAGTCATGCCACCGTAGAGGGCTCTACTGTTGGCCCGATGCAATGGATAGGAACCTATATCTGCGTGTTTATGATGGTACGCGAGATATTCTCCATTATCGAGAACATACAGGCTATATATCCGATATTTCCGAAGAACTTTGTGAGGCACATGAAGGACTTCAACGACAAGGGAGACTACATCGGCGGCGGGCCTATCAACTTTTCAGAAAAAGATGCGCCCGATGATGCATCATAGGTATACATTATTATAATATATATAAAGGTATGGCAAGTAAAACTCAATTAGCCTTCGCCCGCCAGGTGTATGCTGCGGCCGTGGAGGCAAAAACAGAAATAGATCCTGCCTTCGTTACTGCCCAGGCGATGCTTGAGACAGGATGGGGTGCAAGGGTTATCGGTAAGGCTAACCTCTTCGGTATTACCAAGGGTAGCCAATGGGACGGAGATATCGTCATGGTGAAGACTCACGAGTACTTCAAGACTCCTAAACAGAAGTTCAAGGAGCCAGACCGCATCGTCTCCGTGTGCAAGGTTGCCGGCAAAAATCTCTGGTATTATACCGTGATGCGTGCCTTCAAGGATTTCGACTCAGTAGGCGACTGTCTGAAGGAACATGAACGTCTCTTCCAGAAGTCGGGCTATAAGGATGCCTGGCCATGCCGTAAGGATCCGTTCAAGTTTGCCCAGAAGATATGCGACGGGGTAGGGTGCAAGTACGCTACAGATCCTACGTACCTCACCACCATTACCTCGATTATCAAGACGATCCAGCGGAAGTGTGTATAAGTTTTAAGTGTTTTGTTGTTATTTGTTGTAAGTTGTGAATAGGTTTATAGGTTTTATTAAGGTTATTTTTCTAGTGCTGATTCCGCTCGCCCTGGTTGTGGCATTCAAGGAGTGTCACGACCTCCGGGGCGAGTCGGAGCGCACGAGAGAGAATCAGGATATCCTCCTTCACAACGGCAGGGTAGAGATAGGACGGACGCAGTCAGGCAGGCCAAGAGCTTCCGTGCAGGCGATCACGTTGAAGACGTCTGACCTAAAGCGTAACCCCGACTCTCTCCTTGCCGTTAACAGAAAGGAACTCAAGATAAAGAACAGCCGGATCATGGCGGCAGCTACAACCTCTACCACCACCAAGGTAGACGTGAAGGTAGCCATCCGGCCGGTTCCTCACGATACATGCAGTCGAAGTCTTTCCGGTCTTTACCGACCGCCCGACGTCTCGCAGACGGTTTCCTGGAGCGATCCATGGATAACCCTGCGGGGCGATATCGAGGGCGACAGCATGCAGGTGCATATCGAGAGTCGCGATACCCTTCAGATGATTGTTCATCGTGTGCCGAAGAAGTTCCTCTTCTTCCGCTATGGGACCAAGGGTGTGCGCATGGAGGTGGTAAGTCAGAACCCCCACTCCCAGCTCTCATATCCCAGGATTATCATGTTTAAGAAATAGTTTAAGTGTTTATAGGTATAGTTAGGCTGAATTTTATATTAGGTGTATCTTTTTTATACTCATGATTATTAGTTATAGTTGTAATCTTCTAACATTGCACAAGCGTGTGTTCTAATTCTCATATGGAAATCTATCGTTCTTGTAATAGAGTACGGTTTCCCAAATTTATTAAAGTTATCAAAATTATCAAAAAGCCCCGGTGCGAGATGCATCGGGGCTTTTTCTTGCTGTTTTCTGAAAATAATCAGCAAAATGTTTGATGGTTCCAGAGAAAAGTGTTATCTTTGCAGGCGTAATGATGACATTGAACTAAGGTTGTGTGCAGATTGAGCAGAGTTTGTACATAACAAGTGAAAAGAAATACAGCTGTGTGGCTCGTGCTGAAGGACTGCTCTCCGGATGCACGGGCCCTTTTTTATGATTATGAAACCAAACTACAATGAGGATGGTTGGCCAGAGGATCCGAACAGTTATCCGGATACTTCAAGTCATGGGGAGAACCCCAAGAAAAGATAAGGCCAGCAGGATGACCGTAGTCGTTGCACTCACTATTACCGAGGCGATGATTGCGGTCATCGCTCGTTTTACGTATCGGTTCCTTCTGTTAAGGCAGGCGCGGTTATACTCTGTGTCGTTATGAGTGCGCCTGATGGATGATATTACGAGATGATGCAGGTATTCATCGTTTGCCTTATCATCATCCTGCAATCCTTTGTTCATGGCCACGTCTACCAGGTCATCTCTCAGCATCGTGGCAGCATCATCTCCCAGCGCCATGAAGTCGTGTACCCACATCACCTTACAGAACAGGATAAGCAACGCCACTCCGGTTCCTACCCATAAAGGGAGGGTGATGGCCACCAGCATCAGGGTCATCTTTTCCGTGGCAAGGAAAGCCGTGAGGGCCATGAATACCGTCATAACGAAGCCTGCCAGCGTATAGTTGCGGTCGGTTGACTTGCGATACTGCTCCAGGATGCTGCTGGCTCTCAGGTCTGCCCGTTCCAGCGCATATCTGGCAAGCTCTATGCTGGCAAAGGAGGCTGCCTTATTACTTATTATCTTTTCCATACCTTATATATATTAATAGGTGAAACATTTCTTTTCTGCAAAGATACACTTTTTCCCGCTCATTTCCCGTATCAAAACGTTAAAAATGAGTTAAACATAAAAGAAAGTTTATGTTTTATTTGGTCATTAAAAGAATTTTATGTATCTTTGCATCGTGAATAGATAACTAGATGTTTAACAATTTAATTTTAAGCGTATGACACAAAAAGAGCTAGAGCAAGAAATTAAAAGAAAGGAAGACGAAATCAAGGCCCTTCTCGAACTGAAAGACTTGGTCTTCGATTACGAGAGACAGATTGATTTGAGACTCGCAGACCTTTCTAAGCTCTACAAGCAAAGAAAAAACTAAAAAGCCCTCCCCTAAGGGGGAGGTTCTTTAAACAATATAAATATAAGAATATGGAGCATATTAAAGAATTAATGGCAGAGTATATGGCATTGGCTAGCAAGCAGGATGTCAAGAGCAAAGAGCGCAGAGACGAGATTCATCGCTATCTCAGCGCAAATGCTACGGAGGAGGATAAGAAATATATTAGTGAGGTGGTTGTAGATAGAGTCGCAAACCTGAAGCTGGAGGTTGCTTCTTTGCGTGAGCAGCTTGCAGAGGCAGATTATAAATTGCTTCCACTAAGATACATCGCACAGAAATACTTCGGTAAAAGTGCTGCATGGCTCTCTCAGCGTCTCAATGGCACAGAGGTTCGTGGTCATGCTTATACGCTCAATTCCGAGCAGAAAGATATTTTCAATCGTGCCGTCCAGGAGATTGGACAACGCATTAGCTCTTTGCAGTTAGCATAGGGTTATCTATTCACACATCAGCCCCGGTGCAGCAATGCATCGGGGCTTTTTCATTCCCCAAACCCCTCATTTTTATGCTCTACAGCATATTTAAGTGTTAATTATTCTCATCGTGAGAAAATTTCCCGATTTTTATTTGGCGGTTCCGGATTTTCTTCTTACCTTTGCCGACGGTTAAAAGAAGATAGTAGACTATCCGGCAGGGCGACCGTTTCGCCTATGGCTTCTGGCCGCAGGCTTTTTTTATGCCTAATCGGGAAAAATATTTTTCCTAACTGGGAAAATATATTTTCCTAACTGGAGAAATAATTCTCGCAATAAATGGCGGCTGCATGAACCGTAAGATTTGATTAGTCCTTCTGGATAAGTTATCGTCTTTTAACCAACGGGGAATGCAGCCGCCACCCTTTTGTACAATCGGCTGTTAATGGTTAAAAGACGATGCAATATGCAGAATTCTATTTTAATTAGTGATGCTCAGGTGCGCCCTGCAGGCATCAGCGTAGAGGAGGGCATGAAGGCCCTCAAGTGTGAAATCAGGAAGCTCGCCAAGAGCAAGAGCGAGACCTTCTCCTACCTTTGCGGGGAGGCCGTTACTTATGGCGAAGTAGCTATGACCATGGCAGGTTTCTTCGCCTTCATGGCAGTAGCTGTATTAGGTGGCTTTCTTATGGGAGGGGAGGTGATGTAGCTATGGCTAAGATTGATATGCTTAAAGATGTAGCGGAACGTCTTGCCGAGTACAAGATGTTCTATCCCGACGCCACGATTACCCGTGTAGGTTTCGAGGATTGCAATTCTATCTCTCATAAAGATGGTCTGAAGCTGAGCGAACAGGTATGCCACATGACGCATAGCGGCCTGCTGCAGTTCGTGATATTCAAGAACAGGATGTATATCTTCAAGTCGAGAGAGTTTCTGAAGGTAGCCGCCGGCTTTAAGAAGGGAGCCAAGGTAAGGTTCCATGATCCCCGCACGCCCGATGACCACCACGAGAGCATAATGCTCGCAGACGGAATGCGCTATGATGGCGGTATTCCTTTCATCTGGACCAAGGATAGCGATGCCGACTGCTTCATGAAGTGCAACACCTTCGCGGTATATTGGCGCCCGGTAGAAGAAATGAGTAAAAAATAGCCAAACATCACTCATATGTTTGTCCTTTGACACGCAGCAAAGATTTCGTACCTTTGCACCGTGAGAATTTTAACACAAAAAGAATTATGAGAAAAATTAAGAACAAACATCGCAGGCGCACGCATCTGCTTTGTAGCGTAGTGTTGAGAACGTCCTGGTTTCAGTACACCGGCCGTCAGATGGGTCCGCACAAGACTGAGACAATGTGCTGGCTCGACTACAACCGCAGAGGCAGAATCCGCTGCTACAACGACAGGAAAAATGACCGCGCCATCATCGTCTGGCTCGACGGCAGGTATTACTCAGCTCCTAATACGCGGGGCATATACCTGGAGAGAATCAGTATGAACATGGCAGAGTATAAACGATTAAATCAAAAATAAAATAAGTAACGAAAAAGATATCAAGACCGTAGACGGAGCAGTAGAAACTGCTACAGAGATAATGACAACTGAGATATTCCATGCTCAGCTAGTAAAGAACACCGAGGCTATCAATAAGGAGCGCGAGGAGTATGAGCATAAGCGCGCAGAACTTCAGCAGGACCTTGACGACCAGAAGACCTTCTGTTCGGTATCTAACCGTAAGCTTCAGACGGAAAAGCTGGAATACAAGATACAAGTCAACCGGCAACAGGAGATGTTCGAGAAGACTGAGTGCAACATCCGCGAAACCCTCAGTCAGGCGAACAAGGAATTCAATGAGAAGTATGCTAAACTGAAAAGCGAGCATTCTCTGAAAAACCTGCAACTTCAGAACGAGCGCCACAAGATTTTCGAGGCTTACCGCAATTCGGGGGGGGCAAACCTTGCCGAAGACTCTCAGCAGATGTACCCCGAAGGATGGTGCCGACCAAAGCCTAAAGATGGAGGAGTAGAATAATGGGAAATAAGAAAAAATATTCAGTTGGTTAACAAACAATTTAATTAAGCAGATTATGGGAAATCAGAATAAAGATGCAGCAAAGAAGGCTGCTGAATTGAACGAGGAGAGAATGCACCCTATCTTTGATGAGTGCGAGGTTAACGACTTTGGCGTAGTAAAGCGCCACCACATGCTCAGCATGAACGGCATGTATATCTCGGGCATTACCGATGAGCAGCTCAAGGAAATGCACGAGAAACTGGGCGAACTGCTGACAGGGGAGAAGCCTATGAAGTACTTCTATGCAGAAGTAATAATTCCTTCTAAGGATGGTCTCTACGATATCCGGAACGACATGGTTGCCAGTTCGACTGTTGAAGGTACATTCCCGTTGACGAAAACAATTCAAGATGCCAGAGATAAGCATCTTAAAGACGAGTCGCTCGATTTAAATCGCATTCGTGTCTCGTCTGTCTTCGAGATAAACAGGAATGACTATGATACGTTCATCGCAACCCGAGTGCTCGATAACAAAACAGAATAGTAGTTTTCTAGTTTATCATGTTATAAAGTGACAAATATGTAAATTTAGTCAATTCTCTAATTAAGGATGGCTGCCCGTGAGGGTGGCCATTTTTTCTGGAGCATAAATTTGGTTTTTCAGAAAAAGTGGTGTATCTTTGCACCCGAGAATTAGTAAAACATTAAAATATACAGATTATGGGACTGATAACTTATATACAAGGCTACTCCGCCATTATAGCGGTAGTACTGATGCCTTTCCTGGTTAAGAGTAGAATTCCCGCCTACTGGGTGCTCTACCTTCTATTCTGCACGATTCTTACACCCTTGATAGGGTATCCTCTATATCGGATCTGTATCCTCAAGAGGTAGGGTGCAGTCCTTTGCCCTTTGTCTGTCTGTTACTATATTTGCATTACTAATTAGTAATGTATAAAAATATGGTAACAGACAGTCTTGTTAAAAAGAAATTCGTTCACGAGACTCTTCAGGAAGGCATCCTGAAGATATACTCCACACAGGAGAACGTGGTGCGCAATCATTATCAGCGCCGTACCGGCCGATTGCTCACCACGCTTTCCGCTCACTCGTTCGACAGTCAGATCTCGGGCGAGAACCGCACCATCTTCGTGCGCATCCTTCCTTATCTCCGTTTTCTGGATATGCAGTACCGCCAGCGCAACGACCGCATCAGCAAGTTCAAGCGCAGGAACCTCGCGCTCTATAACCGCGTGGTCTGGGGCGTATTGTATCACGAAACATTCCCTAAGCTTCGCTATGGCTTCAACGACGAAGTACGGAACAGCATACGCCAGGAACTGGAAAAATCACTCAACCCACAAAAATCATAAGTTATGGCCAACAAACATTTAACGGAAGATGAAATCCGATATACCGTAGATGTGAAGACTGCCGATGCGCAGAAAGCCATCTACACCCTGGAGCAGCAGAGCAAGAAGCTGCGCTCAGAGAATAAGGCACGACTCAACCAGATGATCAGTCTTGAGGCAGCCGGAAGAAAAGAGTCGGAAACCTACAGGAACCTGAAGAAGCAGTACTCCGAGACCAGCAAGGAAATCCGCACGCTTACCAGCCGGATAGGCGAGCAGACCAGCCAGATCAATATCCTGGATATGAGTATGGTGCAGCTGAAGAAACAGCAGAAAAGCCTGCAGAAGGAGATGGATAACACCGTGCAGTCGCTCAATCCGGAGGCTTATGGCGTGCTGGAACAGCGCCTGATGGACGTGAATGCCCGTATCTCTGAACTGAAACAGAATGCCAAGAGTTTTGGAGAACTCGCATCTGATGATACCGTGAACGGTGTACTTCTGGGTAATATGCTAACCAAAGGTGCAGAACTCTTCGGCGAAAAAGTGAGAGAATTCAAGGATTCCATCGCAGAGCTCATTAATGGCGGTCTTGAGATGGCAGAGCAGGCAGATGGTGTTACAAGGGCTTTCAACAACTTGAACCAAGAGGGACTGCTGGATAATCTCCGCAAGGCAACCAAGGGAACCGTGAATGATGTTCAGCTGATGACGGCTGCCGTACAGGCTAACGATTTCCGCATTCCGCTGGAAGACCTGGGCAAGTATCTGGAGTTCGCACAGCTGAAGGCTCAGCAGACGGGTCAGTCGGTAGACTACATGACCAACAGCATCGTGACCGGTCTCGGCCGCAAGTCCCCGTTAATCCTCGATAACCTGGGTATCTCTGCAGCAGAAATCTCCGAGAAGACCAAGGAGACTGGCGACTTTATGAAGGCTGTGGCAGAGATTGTGGATACCCAACTTGCCGAGGCAGGAGAGACCTATATCAGCGCAGCCGACCGTGCTGCCCGGAAGACGGTAGAACTGCAGAACGCCCAGAAGGCTCTGGGAGACGAAATCCTTCCCATCAAGGAACAATGGGATGATGCCTATGCAGATATGCAGCTGAACACCATCAGTCTCATCTCCTGGTGCGTAAAGCATCAGGGCGTGGTGAAGACGCTCGGTATTCTGCTCACAGCCTTCACGGTTGTAGCGATTGCCACCAGCAACGCCATCAAGACGAACATCGTCGTGACCAAGGGTGCTGCCGCAGCACAGCAGGCATGGAACGTAATATGCGCTACCGGAACCGGACTCATGAAACTGCTGCAGGCGGGCTTCCTCCTGCTTACAGGTAGGGTTACTCAGGCCAAGGCAGCATGGGCGTCGATGAACGTCACCATGAAGGCAAGCGTCTTCGGACTGATTGCTGCAGGAGTAGTTCTTCTCGCCATGAAGCTCTGGGATATGAAGAAGGCAACCGATGCGTCGGCGTTGGCGCAGAAGGCACTCAACAATATCAGGACAGAGGCGCAAAAGCAGGTTGTGGAGGAAAAAATGAAACTGGAGAACCTGATAAAGGTGGCGAAAGACGAGAAACTCTCCATGGACGAAAGATACAAGGCCGTGGACGCTCTCAACAAGATAGTTCCTCAATATAATGCTACAATCGACAAGACTACAAAGAAGTTCAAGGCATCGGATAAGGCTCTGAAGGCTTACATCAGCAATCTGGTGAAACTCTATGAGGTACAGGGCGCTAAGAAGCAGATACAGGGTCTTGCTGAGCAGCGGGCCGAACTGGAGGTTAAACTTGCCGGCGCAAAAAAGAACCTTGCTGGCGCAAAATCAGCACAAGGTGTTTCTTATACTACATCCTGGGGCGCGGTAGGTAACACCCAGAGCGATGCAGTCGGTCACTTCCAGTCGCAGGTCAATTCGATATCGAATAGCATCAAACAACTCGATACGCAGATTAATACCATTACAGGCGCCTTCGGAAAGGGTATCATGAACCAGACCTTGAAGGAGTCGTCAGAGCCGGAAGTTCCGGACAGCGGCATCGGAGGTGGTGGCGGAAAAGGTGGTGGTGGCCATACCGGAACCGTAAACACTACCACCACACAGCCTAATCCCGATGATATCGCATCGAAGAGATTTTCTGAAAACCGACAGGCAGATATCGATGCAGCCAACCAGGACTATCAGCAGGATGTGAACAACTGGGAAATGGCTCTCGCCCAGAAGAAGGTATCTCAAGAGAAATACGATCTCGCCATGCAGGCGCTGAAGACCCAGCATACCGCCAACATCCTCGCCATCGAAACCTCGTATAGCGAGCAGTCGCAGAACATCGAAATCAAGGATGGCGCAAAGAAGAAATCACTCCAGAACAAACAGCAGGCGAACCTCCGGGCTGCAGAACAGGCTCATTTCGAGCAGCAGGTGACAGTAGAACAGGCTTATCAGGATGCCCTGGCAAAGGTGATGGAGCAAGGGGAGACGCAACAGGAACTGACCCTGGAACAGCAACGCGACCAGAAACTGGAAGTTCTGAAGGGATATTATCAGGCTGCGCTCAATATGGCCAAGCAGAACGGGGAAGATACTGCCCAGCTGGAGAAGGCATATAAGGATATCCAGACTCAGATAGAGACGGAATATACTGCCAAGCATACAGAGCAGCTTGCCCAACAGGCCGACAAGGAAAAGCAGGCTAGGCAGGCTCTCGGTTTTGACCAGCAGAGCGAGTACGACCGACAATTGGAATTACTGCAGCAGGCTCTCGACAACCAGTATATCACTCAGCAGGAATATGAGCAGAAGGTACAGCAGATGAAGAAAGAGTCCTTCATGAAGCAGGCTCAGTACTACACAGAACTCTTCAGCAATACCGTGACCGCGCTGCAGAATGCAGAGATGGCGAACGTCGATGCAAAGTATGACGCAGAAATCAAGGCTGCCGAGGGTAATACGGCACTCCAGGAGAAACTGGAGAAGAAAAAAGCCAATGAGAAACTGAAGATACAGAAAAAGTATGCTGACGTGAACTTCGCCATGCAGGTAGCTCAGATTATCTCTAATACTGCAACATCTATCATGAAGGCGTACAGCGATTTAGGTCCAATTGCCGGAAGTGTTGCTGCAGCTCTGATGGGTGTGACCGGTGCAGCCCAGCTTGCCGTGGCAAATGCTGAGCGACAGAAGGTGAAGCGTATGACCCTCAACGGATCAGCTAGTGGATCCTCTTCTGTAGGTTCCCGTGTGGCAAGCGGCCGCGAGAGTGGCGGACGTATCGATGTAGAGCGTGAGCAGGACGGCAAGCACTTCAACGCCGAATATGCACCAGGTAAGCGCGGGTACGTAGATCATCCTACCGTCATCGTAGGTGAGGGGCCTAGAGGCAGGAGTAAGGAGTGGGTGGCATCGAATGCAGCCCTCGAGAACCCTACCATCGCCCCGCTCATCAACCTGATGGATGCAGCACAGAGAGCCGGACAGATAAGAACCTTCGATATGAGCAAGTATCTGATGGCCATGCAGGGCAGGGCGTTGGGTGGAAGCATCGCCCGCAAGTCTGCCCGGACCGGTCAGGAAATCGCTCCGGGAGGGGCAGATTTTTACGTCCGGACGCAGGAATCTGCGCATCGCGATGCGGGAAATGCTACGTCGGGACGCAACAATGACGAGCTCCTGGAACTGCTCAGAGAGCTCAAGAGAGACGGAATTCGCTCGTTCGTGTCACTCTCGGATCTGGACGCCAAGCAGGAACTGAGAAACCAGGCGAGAAAGTTTGCTAAAAAATAAAATCTTCTGAACATGAAAATAACAAATCTGGATAAAGGAAAGGCCTACCAGCTTGGCGAAGACGCCAAGCTGGAGGTAGAACGTACCAACCCGTTCTTCAACGATTACGGGGAAACGACCTCCCCGCTTGATATCCCGGCAAGCGATTACAACCGCATGATACTGAACTACCCCGATACCTTCGGAATGAGAGACAAGATGGTGGCTACGAACGTAAGCATCGAAGACGGCGAGTATTTCGCCCAATGCCGGCAGATAGTTCTCTCGGCACAGCACAAGGGAAACATCTCTTCTTCCTTCTATATCAACGATGGGTCCTTCTACTCGAAGATACAGAACGTTAAGCTGAAGAGCATTTTCAAGGACGAGATGATACCCGGGTGCACGACCGTAGACGAGTGCATCGAGTTCTGCAAATCTCTCGTAGGTGGCAAAAACGAGAACTATGATATCTTCCCGGTTCTGCTTACCGATGACTCGGGCATGGACAAGGAATATACCTATAAGATACTGAACAAGCTGGGCAAGCTTCAGAAACTTCCTAAAGCCAACTACTGGAGATACAAGGAAGGTGGCGGCTACGAGTATGTGGCTGCCCCGGAAACATATGGAGTAGTTCTCTGCAACACAGGAGACAATACCTTCTGGAACATATATCCGGTTACGGAATATGTAAACGAAATACCGATCAGTCTGGATAAGGGCTATTATATTTCCCCGTTCATTCGTGCCAATTATGTTCTCAAGCGTGTTTTCAAATACTTCGGGTATGAACTCAAGGAGAATTTCTTCACCAGGACGGAACCATTTAATAAGATGGTGTTGCTTAATAATGTGATAGACGTGATGGTGAACGGACATATCCGCATAGAGGATCTTCTTCCGGACGTGTCGGTATCAGATTTCCTCTCGGTTTTTCGGAAAAAGTTTCTTTGCGAGTTCGTGTCTGACGAAGGAACCCATACTGCAGATATCATCTTCCTGAGAGATGTGGCAGATAGCGCTCCAGTTACTGATCTCACCCGCCAGATGACCGAAGAGCCTACCTTGTCTTATAAGGCTGCATCCGATTATAAGCGCGTGGTTCTGCGTGCGAAACACCAGGCAGATAGCGATGCAGAAGACAGCTATGACGGTATCAAGGATATGGTAGCGAAGAATTCTGGCGCTTACTTCAGTAATGAAGAAGGCTGCTTCTACAAGGACGGATTTTCCGGCAACTATAAGGTGAAAACCAAAATAGGGGAGTGTTCCCAGAGTTACGATGCCGGCGAAGATGATATTGATACGCAAGACGTGGAGATACCGGAGATGATACCGGAAGTAAGAATGCTGCAGTATAAACAGGAAGCGGACGGAGAGACTATCACGAGAGATATGGGCAGATGGCTGTATATCGGAGATTACGCTACGCTCAACTCTTCGATGAAGGTGGCAACGGAAGACAATTCCGAAACCAGCGAAGATGCAGTTACAACTCCCGTCATGCTCGCCTTCCCATACATGGGAACCGATAACATGCCTTGCGGAACCGTGACGGCATACGATATTCATGTATCAGTTTCGGATAAATTTGGTACGCATCGGCCAACAGCCCCTACACCCCGGAAACTGTTCGACTATTCCCTGGTGTATAATGGAGAGGATGGCATCTTTGAGAAGTTCTACCGGCCGTATGATCTCCTGCTCAGGAATTCACTCCAGGAACTCAATGTAAAACTGCTCCTCTCCCAGTCGCAGAAGCAGAACCTTCCTTCTTACGCAAAGGTTGTGATCAGAGGTGTGAGTTTCTTCTTCAACAAACTGAAGTTTACCCTAGGAGGGAAGAGCGAGCCAACGGAAAGCGAGCTCAGAACCATCGCTCTCACTACTCCTGTTAACGAGGCAGAGAGCCTGGAAGATTTAATGCCGGCGATGGGCTGTGAATACGAATGGCTCGGATTCGAAGAGACGGTAGAGGTATCTGAGGATGATTACAAGAATTCCGGAGCCGACAAGGACCGCACATTCAAGATTATCTATCCTCCTCTTCCTTCAGCTGAGTATGTTGGCAAGAAGTATGGCATGCAGAAATCTTTCGTGAGCCAGAAAACCCGACACGCAACGATGTTCCGTCACAGCAAATGGGTGTACCATTGCACGACTACCTGGTTGGAGTGTATCAAGGCGTAAAGGCTTTCAGTCCTTTGCCATGTACCTGTATTATCTTAATTTTGTGATAAAAATAAAACAAGATTAAGATGATACAGGTTTTATTATATCCAGATGCTCTGAGCATGGTAGGCTCCATGAATGCCTTCGAGATATACAGCAGCTCGAAGACAGATGTGGTTTTCGCCCTACGGTATCAAGGCTCAAGCGAGAATATCGTCCAGCATACCTATACGCCGAACGATAAGAACCGAGTTACGGTGTCCGTCAAGGATATCATCCTTCCCCTGCTCAGTTTCGAGGTGAAGGACAGTATTGAACCTTATATCCAGCCGAATATTATGAAAGCCTTTGTGGCAACGGTTTACGAGGTTGGCAGCGAAGACAGCAAGAAGGAGATTTCCTTCTCTGTGATACGTGCCGGAGTAGACCGGTTGGCAGATTCGGCAGCAAATTTTCTGAAAACCAATTTCCTCACCTGGCAGCCGCAAAGGAAAGAGGTAACCTATTACTCTCCGGAATTTCTCACTTACTATGCAGCTGAAGCTAGCGAGGTGAAGTGTAAGGCATATATACCGAACGAACACGGCTACGAAGAGAAGGTATTGACGCTGGCAAGCCTGGAGGCAGGAAAGGTATATACTGTTCCGGTGCAATACGCTATCATCGCCAAACTGCTAGGCGATGGCATTCTGCCACATGTTTACGAAATCTGGGTAGAGCAGGCTGGAGAGCGGGTTACCTACGTACAGCAATACTTTGCCGGTGGCATGAAGAGCGAGGAAGAAGAATGGTTCCTATTCGAGAATTCGCTGGGAGGTGTAGACTGTTTCCGTGCTTACGGCAACAGCGAAAATACTGCAGAACATACACATAATGTGGCAGAAATAGAGGAAGACTCTGAAGAATACCGCGTAGATACCACCCGGAAGTTCAAGAAGAATACCGGGTTCCTGGATAAGAAAGAGCGCCAATGGCTACTCGATTTCTTCCCGTCTCTGGGCAAGTATGTTTACCATGGTAGCGCTCTCAGGAAGATAACCGTTATCGAGAGCGATGTGAACTACGAGGCGAAGGAACTGCCTTCAGACTATACCTTCACCTACAAATATTCAGATGCCCGTCCGTATCTGAATATTTCACGCTCGGAAGTAGGAAGCTTCAAGCAGCTGGATATCCAGCTGCCGGATCTCGGAAATTTTACTATCGCCCCGCGACTTGTTGAATGCCAAAGGCTGACGCTCAGTAGCGGGGCTCTCTTCCCGGTTCAGAACCCATATTCGGAAGAGTGGGGAGTAACTACGCTGGCAGCTATCTTCACCCAGCTGGTAGGGCAACTGTCCAGTTCTTATACTGGCGGAGGTGGTGTTGGCCATAGTCATAAGAATATCGACGTGCTGGACGCCCTATCGGAATTCAACGGATATATTACCTATCTCGACAAGAAAATCAAGGCAGGATATGCCGATGAAACCGATGATTTTTCTGAAAATGGCAAGGCTAGCAAGAAGATACTCCGCAAGGATATCGAAGATACGGCAAGCGCTCTGATCAAGTTTCTTTCAGGCGCACAGTTTGGTGGTTTTATTCCTGGAATACTTACAGGTTCGGGAGGGCGTATCGATGAACGTGGAAACGCTGAATTCGAGAGTATTACGTCTCGCAGTTCCATCATCGCCAAGGAGCTTATCGTCAACCGCCAGACGGCAATGGAGAGCAACTTTGTGTTTACCGAATCCGGACTGGTTGACTCTGTGGAAGAGAATGCTCCTGCTGCTGAAGGCGACAATATTACCTATACTCTGCAGCTGCAGAAACGATGGGAAGGCGATTTTACTGCCTTTAAGGAAAACGATGTCATCCTGGCATCCGTCAACGCCCTCGCTACTGGCGGCAAGTATTATGATATGTGGATGCGCGTCCTGTCTGTCAATACCGTCAAGAATAGCATCGAGGTAGTATGTTATCCGGACAGCGAGGTTCCTTCCGGGACAAATCATCCTCCCTGCGAGCTGGCCAGGCTGATCCGATGGGGTAATGCTACAGATGAAGACCGGCAGAGTTGCTGGTATATTTCATCGTCAGAGGGCTTACTCGTCTGGCTCGATCATGTTACTAAGCCTATCATCGACAAGAGCAATTATTCCCTGGCTATCGGCAAGCTTCCGGACGCGCTGCACTTCGTCTTCGCTAACTATCCTTTGGCCGACAAGCGCGATGGAGCCTTCTATGCTAAGTATCTGGCGGTTCAGAATATTATCCGTACAGACTATCAGGGCAACGTTAAGCAGGATGTTGTGGATAGAGGAAAATGGTCTCTTGATACGGCAAAGGGTGAGGAACCTTACAGATGTATCGCTACTGAAGTACATGATGTCTGGCACTACGGCTGCCGGTGGCGCTGTCTGGAAGACAAGACTCAGGCAGAACCTAAATATGCAAGTACAGGCTGGGCGTTCGTTGAGGGCAATCCGGAATTCAAGGTCGAGATGACATCTGCTCAAGGATGGAGCTTTGATTGTGACGAAATCTCTAAACTCAACAATGAAGGCCAATATAACGTTTTTACTACGCTTTCGTTCGAAGCTACTCTCTATAACCGGTCGGTTAACAGCTATGTTGAAGCGAAAAGAGTTATATGGACCAGAGATACCGGTAATGTGCAGGAAGATAACGCCTGGGCTATCGAGCATGCTGATGCAGGCTTTACCGTTCCGATTACCTGGAAGGATCTCGGAACCAACGCAGACGAGAGGTGGAGTTGCAAGTTCAAGGTCGAAGTGGAACTCCTGGAAGAAACGGTCCAGCCATCTCGCTCAAGAGCTGCCTATGCAGAATCTTCGATATTTGTGTAATCTTTAAATAATTTATTGATATGGTAATGATAATTGGTTCTAAAACCAGAAAGTTAAATGTAAAATACACTCCGCTGGACGCAATCTGCGAGATTGTTCCTTATGGAGGAGTTCCTGACCGGCAGGCATATAATAGCCGTGATGGAGGCTGGAGCCCTAACTACAAGACGGGTGCTCACCTCTGTCTCTTTCCTCATTGTAATGCCATCAATCCGAATTCGGAGACGGTAAAGGCTTATGTGAATGACGAGCTGACTTCTATCGCATGGTACGAGCTGGTATACAATTCAACTTCGAAAAAGTACGTCCGTGGAACTCAGATTTCGACAGGAGACGATTACGAAATCATCGGAGACTCTTCCGACGGACTAGTTAAGGGTATGCTTGTCGTTAAGAAGAATTCGTCCGTTAATGATCCTATCAGACTGGAATTCGAAGCATCGTATACCAATCCGCTATCGAAACAGGTAATCCGGTATCTCGGGCAGAAGACCGTCTTCTGTGATGATACGGAACGGCCTATTCCGGTGCTTCACGTGACCCCTATGGTATCTGTATGGAATCCGCTTACCGATGCGAAGAACGTTACATTCGAGGCTATGCTGACGGACGGAAAAACAGATGTGACAAACAGCAAGAATACTCGTTTCTTCTGGTATCGCAAGACCAATATTTCCGGCGAAACCTATTCTCTGGAACTGATTACGGGTTCCGCAGATAAGGATATAGATGTGGTATCACTCCCTACAAAGACGGCGGTAGTCGATGGTAAGGAAGTGGCGGTTTCAGGAAACAAGCTGACCATCGACCGCGACCTGATAGGCGATGCAGAATATTACGTATGCAAAGCTATGTACAGGGTTGACGGATTGAAGTCGAGCGATTCCATGGGCGATACTGATCCGAGCGAAGAGTTTGCTGCCTTGAGAAAAATGCCGGCATACGATCCGTCTTATTCTGGGGTTGGCAATACAGACGATGAGAATCTGTCGTACATCAATCCGACGGCTCATCTCTTTGTAAAGAACACGGAGATAAATAACATTGAGGAATTCTTTAAAATTCGGTGGCACGTAAAGAATCCTGGTGATTCTGACTTTAAAGTCGTAGCGGAAGGCTTGCGTCCGCAGATACCATTCGTTAATGGCATGGCCATTTATAATACGATGGAAGATCTGGGAGCGACTAAAATCTTCGTCGACGATGACGGCAATTATCTGGTTGATGAAGATGGAGCTATCATAGTAGGTAAGTAATTGTTTAATCTTTAATTTATAGAAGTATGATTTATTATATCAAGGTGACACCTGAGGTTGCAAAAAAATTCTGCAACCCGGTACTTAGAAACAGAACAAAGGATGGAAATATCCTGCTCTGGATGGGCGACTTGAACCAGGTTCCTGGTGATACGCTCAAGGAACGGGCCAACTATGTAGGAGGCGCGCTTCTGACAACCAATCAGGCTAACGATGAATACTGGGGTTATACTGAAGACCTTGCTGGGTGTTACACTCCAGACTATTTCGGAGGGCAGAAAGATAACGATACATCGGGCTCTGAGGCTACAGACAAAGGTTCTGAAGAAACTTCAGAGGATGACGAAGCAGACGGTAACAATAAAGAAAAGGAGGCTTAATTATGGGAAATAAAGCGCAGACGGTAGGTTCCGTAGAATACACTAAACAGGGTGGAACCTACTTTATTAAGATGGTAAGTGATTTCGGCGATATCCGTCAGAAATACGCATCATACGATGTTAACAATAACGCGGCATCAGGAATAGTACCGGATTTTACAAACCCGGTACAACAGCCTACTATTGAGGCTTACATAACGAACAGCAAGAAAGGTGCCGAGGTGTACCCGAATAATGCTAAGTGGACAGCCAACAGTGTCGAGCTTACATTCGGGGCAGACGGTATCTCTACACAGAATTTCTACGGAGAGACCGGACACTTCAAGTATATCGCGGCCGACGCGAAAAAGAAGACAAGAGCCGGACTCAAGATTCTCAAGAATCTTGTCGTCCCATTCAATGCGACTCCGGTACTTATCGAGTTCGTTGGAACCGTTGCCGATGGCAATAACTCTAAGAAGATACCAGGTTCTTACACCATTCCTGTCCTGGAAAGTACCTCGAATGGTATGATGGTTCGCATATCGGCAAGCAATGGAGGCATTCTTGATAAGGATCATGCAAGCATTAAACTGAAGGCAAACATCGATGATACTGGTGGAGCTATTATCAGTAACCCGACCTATGCCTGGGAAGCAACAGGTGATTCCGGAGATTTCGAGGCTTTGGGCGTTGGGTATACTGGTAAGGAAATCACGGTAAATCTGACAGATGTAAGCAACGCGAGACTCTACAAGGTTACCGTAGCCGGCATCGGTTCAGATATCCAAAGAGTGGAGGACCATACGGACGAACTCAGAGTTGTTCCTAATCCAACGCCGCCGGAGGAAGAAATCATAGAGGGTTCGAATAGTAATGTGACCTGGGCTCCAAAAATGTATCGCGGAGAAACCTTAATCAACTCAGGTGTTACGTTCGCTATGAAATTCTACAATCCGGCAGGTACTCCGATTAATGTCGCTACACCATTCTGCATTACAGAGGATGAGGTGGCGCAGAATGGAGGTGCGAACTATGTTATAACAGGTTTAATTCAGTAATAATGAATCATGATAGAAGTAGCATCATGTGTAGGCACGGTTAAATATATCAGAAGAGGTATCAGCGCAATTTCTTACGAGATTGCGCTGGATACCAATTCTGTTACTGCGAATGGTGAAACGGGCAAGTTCCTAACTACCAATTTAGGCAGATTCCGTTTCATTAAGCATATTGGCGGCGATAGCGAGGAACAGAACAGCGTATACGATACTTTCGATTATCTGATGGTTTTCATTGGATATGATGGCAAGTGTCTGAAATATTCGGATGAAGGATATTACTACTCTACCAACGAGGGCACGTATGATATATACAGCTCTATGGGAGTTAACGACGTGGCAGAGGAAAAAGTAAAACTTATTAAGATCTTCTGGTACGATAGTCCCGTTTATACTGATGATAATCACGACTACATCGGTAGCTTGTGTGAGAACCTGGGCGTTCCTACCGGGAATATTCCGCTCAAGATACTCGCTTCTAATACCTTTACCGTTGTACGTGACGGAGAGAAAGGCAAGCCGGGCGAACCTGGTGCCCCTGGAGTGCCTGGAGCCCGAGGCAGCAGCGGACCGGTTTGGCGACAGCATGTAGGTTTCGTATCAGATGCGCCTTATCAGTACTATGCCGGCAGCAATGACGAAAGGTTTCTCGATGTAGTGCTTATAGATAAGGTATGGTATCGCTGTCTTCAGTCGTACAAATCTACCGGCACAGATGATATTCGCAATACTATGACTAATGCTGAGTTTGCGAAGTATTGGACTTCTGCCGATATGGCTAACTTTACCTTCATCGCCACCCAGTTCCTCCTGGCATCTAATGCCAAGATCAACTTGTTTGGTTCAAACGAGATAAACCTGTACGGCTCGGATGCAGAAGGTAAGATTTTCGCTTCGTTCAGAGTTCCGAACGGGAATGGTGACGATTCCCTGTATGCGTTATGGATTGGCGCTACCACGGGAGCCAAGGCTCCATTCAGTGTAACGAAAGATGGTTGGTTATATGCGTTTAAGGGTACATTCGCAGGAGAACTAAAGGGTGTGGTAGGCTCTTTTCATAAATTGGCTGCGGTTAGTTCTGATGGAAAGAAAAGCGCTGGTTCAATATATTTTGATCCTTCTGGCTATATAACATTTGATGCAGATATTTATAGTCAAGGTACGAATCCAGAAAGGACTAGAGGTTGGCGTTTCTATGCTAGTACTATATGGAGTCGAGGTGCTTTTGGTCATAGTGAGAGTACATTGGCTGTAATAAATGGGGCTAGTATGCGCATCTATCCAGACGGATATCATTTTGCACATACTGTTATGAGGTTAGAGAGTACTACGTATGACAATAAAACCGTATACAAAATTCCATTGTATAGTCCTGATAATAAATCGAACGGATGTCCTATTGATGTAGTAGTATTCAATTCTTCTAGAGCAAATGCTGAATATTATTACGAGTTTGTACCTGGAGGAACAGGTAAGCGTTGGATGGCAATAAATGCTAATGATATTAATAACGGAATACATTTCTGTGATGTCGGTGGATGGCATCAACTTAATGGTGGAGAAACAATAAATCTTGTATATATAAACCCAGAATTACTTAA